TTCGACGCCCCCTTGACCGCCTTGTCGCGTAAATATCCCATAAAGTCATATTTATCGACGTCCGACGAAAGATAAGCGTGTTCCATTTGCGCGACCCGCAATTCTTGCTGCAATGGGTTCATTGAAAAGCAATGCGCCCATTCAGTGTATTGGATCGTTTTAAAATACGTTAATTCGTTCGCCACGACATCATATGCGTGTTCGATCCGGTATTTCTTCGCTAGTTTCAGGAAGTATCGTTCGCATTCTTTAAGGTGATGCAATGACGACGCCTTTTCGATGTCGCCAATGCGTTCCTTGATGCTTTGTCGGTTAAACATTTCCACCCTAATGTTCCCCTTTATGCTGGATTATAAAAACTGGTTGTCCTTAACGTGTTGAAGGTTGTCGTTGTGCTTCGTGTCGTGCTGAACGTCGTCGTGAAGGTTGATGACGTGCTGAACGTCGTTGTGAACGTCGTGGTTGTAGTATGCGACGTGTTATAAGTCGTGGTCGTCGACCGCGTTGTGTTGAACGTAGTGGTCGTCGAATGACTTGTCGCAAACGTCGTTGTCGTACTGTGTGATGTGCTGAACGTTGTCGTGAACGTTGTGGTTGTCGTGTGACTTGTTGCGAACGTTGTCGTTGTCGAATGGCTGGTCGCGAACGTCGTCGTGGTACTATGTGACGTGTTGTAATAGGTCGTGTACGTCGTGGTCGTGCTGCGCGATGTGTTGAACGTTGTCGTCGTTGATCTTGACGTGTTGTAAGTCGTCGTCGTTGATCGTGTCGTGTTGTACGTCGTGGTCGTGCTTCGCGTCGTGCTGCGCGAAGTGTTGAAGGTCGTGGTCGTACTGTGCGACGTGTTGAAAGTTGTGGTTGTCGACCGACTTGTTGAATACGTCGTGGTCGTCGAACGGCTGGTTGAATACGTCGTCGTTGTTGAACGTGTTGTGCTGCGCGATGTGTTGAACGTCGTGGTTGTGCTGTGTGACGTGTTGAATGTGGTCGTGGTCGAACGGCTTGTGCTGAATGTCGTCGTCGTCGACTTGCTGGTCGAATATGTCGTCGTCGTTGAACGTGTTGTGCTGCGCGATGTGCTGAACGTGGTGGTTGTGTTGAACGTCGTTGTCGTCGAACGTGAAGTTGATTGTGAAGTGTTCACCACATAATTGATCGCCATATAACCGGTCGCAACATAATTCTGGAAAGACGTGTTGAACGTTGTGGTCGTCGACCGGCTGGTTGACGTCGAACGGGTTGTGTTGAACGTCGTCGTGAAGGTTGTCGTCGTGCTGTGCGACGTGTTGAACGTCGTTGTGGTCGACCGTGACGTGTTGAACGTGGTCGTGGTCGAATTACTGGTTGAATACGTCGTCGTTGTGCTTTTCGACGTGCTGAACGTTGTTGTGAACGTTGTCGTCGTACTGTGGGACGTGTTGAACGTCGTGGTTGTACTGTGCGACGTGTTGAATGTAGTTGTGGTCGACTTACTGGTTGAATACGTCGTCGTTGTGCTTTTCGACGTGCTGAAGGTGGTCGTGAATGTCGTTGTCGTCGAATGGCTGGTTGCGAACGTCGTTGTTGTACTGTGGGACGTGCTGAATGTCGTCGTCGTCGACTTGCTGGTCGAAAACGTGGTGGTGGTTGAATGTGTCGTTGTGTGTGACGTCTGATAAGTCGTCGTCGTGCTTCGGCTTGTGTTGTACGTCGTGGTCGTGCTGCGACTTGTGTTATACGTCGTGGTCGTGCTTTGCGACGTACTGCGCGACGTGTTGTAAGTCGTCGTCGTGCTTCGGCTTGTGTTGTACGTTGTCGTCGTTGACCGCGAAGTCGAAAACGTGGTCGTGGTCGAATGCGACGTTGAATAAGTCGTTGTCGTCGACTGCGTGGTCGAACGTGAAGTGTTGAACGTGGTTGTGGTGCTGCGTGACGTGTTGAACGTCGTTGTGGTTGAACGATTGGTCGAAACCGAAGTCGCCCATTCCTTCTTTTCTTGGAACCCGATCTGTTGCATCGCGGCCCCCTTTACGCAAAGTCACCAAGATAGTTGACCAATATGTTTGAACTGTCGACCACATAATATGAAAGAATACTGACTTCATTTGCACCTGTCGATTGAACAATCGACGCCCCGTTGACCGGTGTTTTACATTCCGCCGGCAATGTGAAACTGTAGCCGCCGGTAGCGTTTTCGACGATCACAATGTTTCCGCCCCGTCCCGCGTCTTTATTCGTGAACGCGAATGTCGTGGCCGCCGTCATGGTGATCTTGAAGTTGTTGGCTGCCGAAAGGTCGATGGTCAATGTGCCACCGCTTGCGGTCAATGATTGCTGTTCTAGTCTGATCGGCTTGGCAACAATGCCGGAACTGTCAGCAAAAATGGCTTTGTCCGCCGGCAATGTGCAAAAGACTTGCTTCGAACCCGCCGACCAATTGACGGCCGCATCCGAATTCGAACTTTCAATGATCGTTGTACGCGCAAGCGTGGTCCCGCTTGCGGTATATGTTCCGATCCCGACTTCGTAGTCAGTGCCATCAGAACAAGCGTAATAGGTCGTGTTTCCATCCCCTATTGCGCCAAACGTTTGAAAGCCGTCAACCGCACCGGCCAACGTATATGTTCCGGTTCCGGTTGTTGTGGTTGTTTCTTTTACGCGATCAGCGACGACCAGTGCCATCTTTGAACCCCCTTGTTAAAAATTAAGAAGGATCAGGAATGCCGATGTCGAATGATGCCAATGTGAACGTGTTTCCCGATGTCACAGATTGTGAAGCCGTCAAAGTGCCGGTCGCCAACAGGCGTGAATTCGATGTGTCCACAATCGCATAATGGGTTGCCGTACCTGTCCCGCTGATTGATCCGTCTGTGATCGCCGCAACGGTCACTTTGCGTCCGCCACCTGTCCGGTCGGCTGGTGCGCCAATGGACAAAGATGTCGAATTGCCTAGTGTGTAAGTAGATGTCGCTTCAGCGTATGTTGTCGCTTCCTGTGACGTCACGTCGATCCGGTTCGCTTCGGTATCCAAAACCGTTAGCCCGTTATCAAAAACGCGGTCGTTTAATGTTGCCATTTTAGATTTCTCCAATAAACGTTTATGTTGACACTATAGACGAAAACGATCTTTCGCGAAAGTGCTATCGCAATTCGGCCCAACGACCGATGGTGATGGTGCCTGTGCCCTCCAATTTGTAGTAGTGATCGTCTGGAATAATTATTGGCGCAACATCATGATAATCACTGTTATAGGAGGTATAAGTCACCGTCACATAAGTCGTTCCGTCGGAACTTACTTTGATTTCGGCAACGTTACTTAATGCCCAACCTACTGAAATTTGGATCGGTCGGCCCGTTGTGTTTTGATATGCAGTGTTTGACGTGCGACTTCCCGACATGTCTTGCCATGTTTGCCCCCAACCAAGGGAAACGCTTTTCGCTGCGGCAATAACTTGCGCGGGTGAAACTAAACTTTCCGTCGTTCCCGTGCCTGTCGTCCAAGTCGATGAACTTTGCCCACCAAGCAACCCCGTCTGTGTTCCAGACGTGTTGACCAGATGCGTGTCGTCCAAAATTTCAAGGCCGTTGGATTGGTCAATATAGGCAATATTCAACCACGCGCTATTCGCTTCGTTGCGCATCTTTAGAATGTTTGTGTCGGTTTCATACCAAAGCATATTCGCATAGGTGGTCGATGGTGCCGTTGCACCTGAATTCATTGACGCTAACGCCTGAAGCGCGTTGTTGATGTCAGTTCGGGCATTCGAAGCCGTCTGATTTGCGATTGAAAAATCGTGTTGTGACATTCCTTAATACTCCAAAGTTGCCGAAAGCGCGGTGATCAACGGTGTGACGTTCGCCCCACTATTGGACAAAACTGCGCGGAATTTGACGTATTGTCCCACAATTTCACCACTTGCGTCAATGTAGTCCGAATATGTCACATTGTCAGTCGACGAAGCCGCCTGAATTAGAACATCGACGTCACCATAATCAAGGGTTTCATCCGTCCAATCATCCCAATTCGATGGCCAACTGTCCCAATTGTTTGGGATGTCGTCCCAATTTACTTCACCACTGACCGCGTTTGCGTGTTTGCGTGTATAGGTCAGACCATATGACAGGCGGATCGTTCTTGATGTTGATGCGTCCATGTATCCGGCCCCATCATGGTCAAACAAATAAACACCATCTGACCCCGATGATGAATAACTTGTCATGTGGATCGCGGAACCGGTGTCGGTGATGTTGTCCGTCTTGTCGCCGTCGAATGTGCTGTCTTCGGTGTCAGTGTCAGTAGTTCCAAGCTGGGGAAGTTCGGCCGCCGTGATTGTCGTGGATGCTGCCGTCGTGCTTTCATTTCCAGTTTTATCAACCGCCGTGACAAACCACTTTCCAGACAATGCGCCCCATGTGATCGATGTAGCTGGTCGTGCAATCTTGACGACCTTCACGTCCATCGATGCTTTGTTGGCTGGAAACGTGTGCGACGTGTTCGATGTGTAATAAAGTTTGTAGTGCGACAAATCCAAGTCGGACACGGCCGGCCATGTGAAGAATGTCGTTCCACCAGAAAGGAAATGCGACAATGACGCCGGTGCTGATGGTGCGGTCGTGTCAGCGGTGACATTGAATGTCGTCGTCACCGTGTCGCCCTTATATCCCAAACCGTTGACCGGTGTCGCCGCAATTGTGTAGTTGATGGCCGCGCCCCCTAATTGTGGGGTTTCGATGTCATTTATTTCAAAACGTCCAACATACGAATTCCCGTCGATCAACAACCCTTGTCCCAATGACTTGAAATCGGTGTCTGATGTTTTCTTGTATTTCACAATGACATAATCGATTTCTTGCACCGCATCGCAAGTCACATCGATCACAATCGCATTCGTGACGTTTTCATTAACAACGCGATATTCTTGACTTATCTCCAAACCGATTGAGGGAACTTCGTAATATTTGGGAAGCGTTGAATTATTTCGAACGATTGTTTGTGCGTCGGCATCCGTCCAACCGAACGCCGAAGATGAACTTTCCCGAAGCGTCAAGTTGACCTTCAAGTCACCAGCGTCTTGATCCGCCTGAAGCCGCCATCCAACGCATTCGAAAACCTTTTCTGAACCTGATCCCCATCCATAACGGTCATTTTGCAACTTCACGAAATCACCGACTTCGATGTCGAATGCACCCATCCCGAAGTCGGCCTGAAGCGTCATTTGTTCACGGCTTCGGAAAAGCATTTGTTTCGCCAAGCGTTGCGCGGCCTTTTCATCCGTCGTGAATGGTAAGTGAAGGTCAAGAACCGCTTCGACACTATTATCTTCAGAAAGGAATGCCGCGCTAGTCTGCGACGGATAATCCGCCGAAATAAAATCCGCGCTTGCGTCAATATATGTTCCGCTTACCGTGTTAAAATTGTCCCGCATCGAAACGCGCGTATCCAAAGAAATCGGACCCCTAAAATCAGCAAGGGTCAACGTTTTGGTCGGCGTCACATAGTTTCCGACATGCAAACGCCATGCACCGCCGCCCCAATAAAGGGTTCCGCCGCAAGCGGTCATCATGTCTTGAAGTACCTGACCAAACTGTTGATCACTTCGAACCACGCCGTTGATCGTGTATTGATCGGTCGTTGTTCCGTCCAAGTGGTCATCACATATGTCGGCCGCCGCTTCAAATGTTGAATAATCAATTCCGGTGTCATTTAGGCCGTAAGATGACGTCAAATAATCGCGAATGCACCATGCCGCGTTGTTCGTATATGCCGGCGATTGTTCGGTCCCGCTGGACGTCGTGACGACTTTCTTTCCCTTGATCCGCGCCGTGACTGTCGGCAACCCTTCGGTAAATGCGTCTTGGTTGTAAACAAACCGGCAATAAAGATATGCAAGACCGGTCCCAATAAAGTTTTCTTGTGCTGCGGTTTCTAAATGAAGCGTGTTTTCTAGCGTCGACGTTGAATTCGCAAAAGCGTCATCGGCCGCCGTTTGATCGCCCAAATGAACATAAACCTTCGCATAGGACGTCCCGTCGCGATAATATGGCGCGGATGTGACTGTTTCGTTTGTCATAGTCACAATTTGATCGTTGAAATATATATCGACGACTTCTTCAATCTCATGACCAGCAAGAACAATGATTTGGTGGAGAACGCGGTTATTATCACCTGAACTTTCGACGAATGTGATTGTTCCGCCTTTCCTGACTTCACCATAAACAAAATCCTGGGGTTGCGTTGCACTACGCGCGTTTACAAGCAAACCTTGCGAATTGTTGACGCCAGAAATTGACGGCTTGGGTGCTAACGCACCATAAATCGCGCTGGAAACCGCTGAAATTGCAATGGATGAAACGGCCGCAACTGCCCACCATGCCGCCGTTGCGCCGGCAAAAGCCGCTGTGGTGACGCCGCCAACCGTGACCGCCGATGATGCGACCGCAAGTCCAGTGACCGCGTTTGCAATTGCCACCGAAATCGGATCGCGTGGGACATTATCCCATGAATTTGGGTTTCTTAGAACATTAAAGGGAATATCATTTTTCATGTGGAACCCATGCGCCATTTGTGTCGATTGCGTTGATTGCGATCATACCTTGTTTATTCAAGAAAATACACCGCGAACCGATTGATATTCCCAAGGCGACACCCGTGACCCATCTTTGATTTTTCTTGGTTGTCACAAGTGATCCGAACTTTGTCGGGTTGCACCGACACAACCGATCATCAAGTGCCGCTTCAACTGTGCTATATTTGAACGTTTTCCGAAGTTCACGCGCGGTCGGTGGACGGCCTTCTATCATATATCCATCGATCCAATCTTGCGCATAAGGTTCGCCCCAATATGCTTCAAACGCCGAATTTGTGAAGGTCAAACAATCATGCCGACCCCATTCGAATGGGTGGGAACTAACGTGTTCGATGAACTTGTTTAGATTTACCTTCGACCCCATGGAATTTGTGCGTCCTGAATGCCTTGAACGAACGTGAAAAACGTGTCGCCCGAATTGCGCGATTTGTGGTTTTCGTCCGTATATCTCCAATTCGCCGAACGTTCTAGTTCGACCAATTTGCTTTCGACGGTCAATTCTATTGTGGCCGTGTCTTCACTGTCCAAAAGTCGCATCGTGTTCATTTTTCCGGTGAAAATCTCAACAACATCCGAAACGCCTTCGACCCCAAAATATATTCGACAAACCCGTCTTTGATACGGTTCTTGAAGTGCAAGGGAAATGATTGAAGACGGAACGCCGGAAAGTGTAAGTGTGACGGCTTTGGCCGATAGATCACCAGTTTCTTCAAGACCGCCAATTGATAATAAACCACCGCTTCCCGTGAACGTCTGGTTCGATCCTTGGACACTTATCGTCTTGTCATACATTCCAGACCACAAGCGAAGCGGCCCGACGTCTATTGTTTCACCGTTGAACGTGATCTGTCGCGTGTCGAACATCATTTCAATCGCAAAGAATGGTTCGATTTGCGCGTTTCCAAGTGCGGTAACAAGTGCGGCCGGAACAATTCTTGACATCTATATCGCCTCAACACATCCGAAGTTCAGACCATAAATCGACGCTTCATTTATGTTCCACATGGTTTCATTCACATTCAAACGCCAGTTCCCGACCGTGTTCGATATTACCGCCGAAGTCGATGAATGCGCGACCCTGACCGCCGGCCATACTTCTAAACTGTCAGTTTCCAACGATCCGGTTCCGGTATAGTCTTGAAGAACCTTGTGAAGCGTTGCGGACGACCCTGTTCCAAGCTGTATCCAATCGCCAGCTTTCAAGGTTTCGTTATTTGGCACATTGACATCAAGTGAACTGTCGCCGGCTGCCGCCGTCACCGTGACCGCCGATGCAGTGCCGCGAAGGGACGTGTTCAACGTGTCACCCATTGTGAATGTTCCATATTGACCACGCAACGACATCAAGAACGCGATCCATTGTTCCGCATCCGATGCCTTCATCGGTGGGAGGGAAACATCAGCTTCCCAGCATTGTCCGGAATATGCGTGAACTTGCTGGTCATATGTGAAGGGACTGCGCGAAATCGCGACCGCATTCCGCGCCCTGATTTCTATTGATCGAACGCCGGTGTGTGACGGGAATGACAAGGGATAACTGATAGCCATTAAGCGAACGACCTTCCGTAACTTCCGCCGCGTCTTTTCGCATCCAGAACCGCGCCTTTTGCGCTTTCTGAAATCATCGGCAACATGTTTCTGATTTCATTCCGAACGGTTTGTTGGACGCCGGTCGAAACATTGATTGTCTGATTGACGATAACGGTCCCGCCGCCGCCGATCTGATTGTTGGGGATCACGCCGCCCGACTTGGATGGCACAACAATTTCAGGACCACGTTCACCAACCAAATAAGGTTTCCCCGCGCTAACGGTTCCGCCGTATGCCTTCGCCCCGAATGGGTTTGTCCACTTTGTGAAGTCACCGGTCGTACCTTTGCTGAAACCCATCAACCCCATCAGCGCATTCACCGTGTTTTGAACGATTATGATGTCGATCAACTGTTTAATCACTGAACGCGCCATGTCACGAACTGCGTCTTTGAACGATTTGGTGCCGTCGATCATGGAATTGAATGCGTCGGACATGCTTCCGCTAATTGCTTCCGCGATGCTTTTGATGCGTTTTTCCATGTCGGTCAAACCCTTCGCGCCTTTGCCTTTCGTGAAATCTTCAAGGGACAATTTGGCAAGATCGATTTCAACCTTCCCGTCTTTATACGCTTGTTTCAACGCTTCGAACGCCGCTTTCATCTTTCCGTTTGATTGTTGAATTGCGCCGTCTAACAAAGCGATTTCAGCATTTGTTGCAATGATTGCAGTTTGTGCGTTTGTCATTGCTTCATCAAATGCTTCAGAAATAGACGTTGAAACATTGCGGATTGGGTCAAGGTTGAATTTTGCAAGAATGCCATTGACCTTGGTGACAAGGTTTTGAAGCTGTTCTTCGATGAACTGCGCGACCAATTTCATCAACGCAAAAAACATCGCCTTGATGCTATTGCCGACATTCCGCATCTGAAGGCCAAGTTTATCCAATTGATCCAAAGATCGGGCCAAGAATGCTTTGAATATATCCCCGACCAGCTTCATAACATCGCCAAACGATCCCGCGCCCCGCTTTAACTGAAGGAACGCTTCGATCAAATAAGCAACGCCAAGCAACAAAGCGACCGGCAACATTCGCATCATTATCTTTCCGACGGAGGCAAGAACGCCACCAAGTGCGACGGCTGCGCCCCTTGCCCCGATCATGATCGTTTCATATGTGGTCAATGCACGGCCAGCCAAGGCCGTCTGAAGTGCCACATATTGCATGACCGTTCCTTTTGCGGCCAACGCTGCCGTTGAAACAATTGTTGCAACACGCAACGCAATGAAACGCGCAAGCAATAGGCCGGCCGCAATCAATATTGTGTCGATGCTATTCACCAAGAAATTGGCAACCGGCAACATCGCCGATGCAAGTTCCTTGATCAAATCGACCACACCGGAAAGCGGTTCGCGCAACTGGCCAAGCAACTTTGAAACGCCTTGCAACGCTTTCTGTGTGTCACCCATGGCCATCGCATAGGCACTAAATGAAACCGCTGCCAAACCAGCCATCGCACCGATTGGACCCAAGAACCCCAAAAGTTGCGGTGCTTGCATCCCGAACGCCTTGATCGCGTCGGTCCCGCCTGTGACCTGAACAACCATGTCGCCGGCTTGTGTGCCGAACTGACCCATGAAGCGGTTCATTTTGCCAAGCGGTGTTTGTGACGCCTTGACCTGTCGGCCGTAATTATTGAATGCCTGTCCGCTTTTCTTAACGGACCGATCCAACATTTGCGTCTGTTGTCTAACCGATTTTAGGGGACCGGTTGCCTGATCCAATGCTTGGATGACGAATGTCACGCCCTGTTGCGCCATGCTGCACCTTTCCCATTTCTTCGACTAAACCAAAATAAGCGACCCATTCATTATATTCCGAAACCGATATTTTTTCAATTTCTTCGATGGTCTTCCCTAATCGATCCGCAATCGCGATCAGGTTCAACCGTGATGGGTCGCCCCTTAGTTTTTTTCGTGTTCCTCAACGCTTACGGATGCAGTAATCGCGCCGACGACTTTTGCAATTGCGGCGGTGTCCGGCAACCGAAGCATCTTCGGCTTATCTTCTAACGTGAACAATTTGTTCCCGTCTTCGTCTTCGGCCTTGCTGATAAGAATATCAACGACCGCCGAAGGGTCTTCAAGATTGCCCTTATATCGCTTCGATATATCTGACAAATCTTTCATCGACATGGGGCGAAAGAAAATCCGAAGTGGATTGTCTTCATCGCCCCATTCTTCAACATCAACATGACCACGTTCTTTTTCAGCATACTTTGCCGAAATCTTGTCCATAAGGTTCATTTTTCCCACCCTTCATGTTTACCGATTAAACGGTTGTTTCAGTCAATGCCCCGTCACCTTGCAATGACAAAGACATCGTTGTCACATCATCAAAAGAAACGTTGATTGTTCGACCTGTCACGATTGCTGTTCCTGAATAGTATGTGTCACCATTGTCTGAACCTTCAGGATAAAAGTTGATTGTGACTTCAGACGCCGTTGTCAATGCGCCTTGTCCGGTCGTGTCGGTTTCATCCCACTGCACATCAACTGTACCTGTGAATGACTTCAACGTCGGAGAATACGTCCGCGCTGTTGAACCCATGCTTGTGGTTTCAACTGTGTCGGTTGTTTCTTCGATTGAGAATGATTTTATTTCTGCGATTGCTATGTCAGAACCAGCCGTGCCGACTTTAACGGTTCCTTCGGTGCCAATATGAACTGCCATTTGCTAAATCTCCTTATCTGGCGGTTTCAACATCATCAATGGCCGTAATATAACGAACCAAAAAGGTCAGCCGTCCAACCGCGACCGGTTGTTCAGCGTCCCCACTAAAGTCGATGTCGGTGCTTTGCAGAACCGCATCTTTTGCCAATCCGTTGACCGTAAAGTCCCCCGCAATGGCTTCTTCGACCTGAACCGCCACCTTGTCCAAGTCATCATCGACATTCGCTGTGGCGCGAACATAGATGTCAACGGCAACTGATGCATTCCGCATCATTGTCTTCGTTCCGATTGTGGCCATCGCCGAAGTTTCTGTCACCATTGAAACAGTTATAGCAGGAAGTTCATCAGATGTCAGCGCATAGAAGCGGGTAGCGTGAACCCGACGTTGAACCAATGAAACCCCGCTTTTAAGCGTTGAAACTATTCTGTCCCGAATTTGTTTGCGAACGTGTGCCATTTCATTCCTTTTCTAAATGGACAACGGTGACACCCGTTCCATCATGTATCCATTCGCGGACGTTATAAACAACACTTGAAATGACCATCTGATCCCCGAAAGCGATATATGCGACATCTGATGTCCGGCATGTGACACGGGGTTGTTCCTGATGCACGACAGAAAAACCGCCACCTTCGAAGGGAACGGTTTCATTGTCAAAAATAACGTTGATTTCACTGTCGCCTTGGGCGTTCACACGACGATATGTGATCAATGTTGCGAATTCGTCAACATTCAGCATTGAACCAATATCGGCCGCGAAGTTTATCGCCATTATTCTTCACCATCTTCAATTTCGACTTCGACCGGTTCTACAATCGGCTTTTCTGTCGTGATTTCTGCGAAGCCGCGATCAATCATCTTTTTCCCGCGACGTTCATTCACTTCCAATGATGAACCCTTTTTCATCTTTTTTCCATCCATGATTGTCGGCTTTAGGAAAGTGATGTTCATTTTTTCGCCCTTGATGACGTGGGTTTGACTGCGCGGTTTGTTGGTTTCTTAACCGCTTCGACCTTTGGTTCTGGTTTCGGAGCCGGTGCAACATCAACGCGACCCATGGCAACAAGACTTTTTGCTTCGTCTGCACCAAGATCAACGACGTCACCAACATTTCGTTTTGCACCGGCTGCGACACAAGACTTCAAGATCAAATACTTCATTTTATTCCCTCCAAAGGTGAAGGTGGGGCGAACCGCCCCACCCGTTGTTTTTATGCGCCGTCGTTGTTGTAAGCGAATGCAACCGCGTGACGAACTGCCACGTCGACTGTCTGTAAGCCCACAACGCGAACTGTGCCGCTTGTGCTGTTGGTGTAAGGGTCAACAACTAGGTCAAGGCCGCCCCACATACCGATCAACAAGTTTTCGAATGCGCCGAAGTATAGATCGCCGGCTGTAACTTGGTTTGAAACGATAGCGTTGTAGCCATTGATGCGACCATCAGGTTCAACAACGAACATCCCTGAACCGCTGTCTTTTGCAGTGGTTTTCAGTGCGCCATACATAGACGCCGGTAGGATATAGGCCATATTTTGACCAAGTGCGTTGTCTTCTGCAACCGCTGTTTCCATCGCAACAACTTCAGCAAAAGTTGGGTTCGCCGCCGCAAAAGATGTCGGTGCGTTGATGCCTGATGTGTTTGCGATACCTGTCGGTTGACCTGATGCGCCTGAACCCGCCAATGCACCAAGATCGATTGCTTGCGCAATACCCGCTGCGATGTCGTTGCGGACCATTGCTTCAACGTCGATTGACGATTGTTGCATCATCAGACGTGTGATGTCTGTGTGATGGCCGACAACCTTCGGTGACATTGTGATCTGGCCAACTGTTGGTTCACTTTCAGATGACGCACCGCCTTCTGTTGCGATCCAGCCGGCAGATGACGCCGCTGTCTTTTTCGGGATTTTTACGTCGCCGGAAAGACCGTTCAACATTGTCGCACCAGCCGCCATGACGGATGAAGCGTTGCGAAGAACGTCAACGAAATCACCCGCGCGGAAATCGTCCCCGATCACTGCGCTGTCGTCTGATGTGTTCAGATCACGAACTTTCCAGTTCCGCAACACTTCGGCCGGAACCATCACACCTTGTGCTTCACGACCCGCTGCGCGTGCCGCTTCATAAGATGCTTCAAGTTCGAATGCCGCTGCTTTTTGCGCTGCGCGATCCGCTGGGTTTGCTAGTGCGCGAACCACGTTCATCACAGAATAACGACGTGTTTCTTGCTTCGATAGACCCGCTTCAGCATCGTTGTCGATTGGCTTGTTTCCGATGTGGTTCAATAGTTCACCACGGAATTCATTCAATGAACGACCTTCGCCGACGAATTTGTCAGCAATATCGCGAACATTGTGCTTCGCCGCCAAGCGATACATTTCAGCGGTTTCTTTCGCTGCGGCACGGGCTGCGTCAGCCTTCACCGCTTCGATGTCGATTTGATTTTCTTCTGACATCTCATTTTTCCTTTCTTGTTTAGGAATTGCAGGTTGAGTTTGAAGGTTCTCAGACGCGCTTCGACCTATTCCGGCTTTCCTGTCGGCAGGTATTGAAACTAAGCTGATTTCCATTGGGAACCAAGATTTAACGCGGTAGCTATCCGCGCCTTCTTTGTCCATTTTGTTGACTTGATAGCCAACACTGATGTTGCTGCGTATTCCATCAACAACATCTTCGAACGCTTCTTTGGCCAAGCCGTTTTTTCCGAAACGGACTTTTGCGCGTAACTTACGCGACAAACCATCAAGGCGAACATCTTCGACGACACCAATTTGCTGTTTTGGGTCGTGATCCAAAAGGAATGGCATCCGTCCGGACTTAGCGAACGAAAGATCAATGCTTTCTGGACTGTGATCTAGTATTTCCGCGCCGAAACTGCGCTCAACTGGTTCTTCAGTCGAAACAACCATGTTTGCGGTGCGTTTTTCTTCATCAATTGCGCTTTCGACTTCGGCCATCGCGCGAAAGTCCATTTTTTCGCGGTCGAAGCGGTCCACTTGGACCAGTTCGGCTTTTTCTTCTTTATATCCCCGACGCGCTTCTTTGGTCAGCGTCGAAAACTTGTGCGCAACCATGACGCCGGATGCTTCCCATCCGTCTTCACCTTCGCGATATACTTCGATCAAGGCCGCCGGATCATCTTCGTCACCCGAAACGGTCACGTCCGCATCAGGAACGTCAATTGTGCCATCGCGTTCGATGCTTTCAATCTGTCCATATGCTTCGCCGCCGCTGGAATTCCAACTGACCCAATCGCCAACGCTCAATTCGTCTGGTTCTGCGCGTACTTCGTCTAAAAGTTTGGCGTCCGGATCAATTCCTTCAATTTCAACTGTCATGTCTTCAACCCTTTCTTCGGGCATAATATCAGATTTTTCATCACTTTGCATAGTGTCCGACCTTTCACCGCCATCAGCGTCCAATTTTTCGACAATATTCTTCGACCAAGTGTATCCACTGGAGCCGCCCCACAAGTCCCACGCGATCCGATGCGCAGTCGGTCCGCCGTCACTTTCCTTCGCCGAATAGTGTTTGTCATTGTTGACTTTGTGACGACTAAAGAACGAAAACATCCGCTTGACGGTGCTTTCACTTAAATTCTTTCCGTTCACAATGTCACGCGCCCGTGCGACACCGACGTCAGTCCCGCCGCGACCGTATTCTTCACGCCATCGAAGACCACGCGCGGCCGCATCTTTCATCGATTTGGTGGGTTTATACGACATTATTCTTCACCCAATGGTTGAATTTCTTCATTCCCAGGCTGAACCATAGGTTGCGCGGGAACCTTTCACCGAAAGGTTCATATGCAGTTTTCAGTCCAAATTGTTCGGCCATTTCCTTGTCGCGTTCGATCTGTGCAAACGTTTCTTCGGCGTCCCGACCGTAGTTCGCCGCAATGTCAGTGTGTGAAAGAATGCCGTTTTGCAACCCAACAACCGCCGCGTTCATTTCCTTCAGAGGATCGACCCACTGGAAACCACGGCCGCGCCACATCATTCCGTTCGTGAACTTTTCGAACTTTCCTTGACCACTGATCGGGATGAAGTTGTTGTCCATCACATGATCGAACCATGTGCGGAAAAGCGGATCGACAAAGTGATCGATCACAAACCGGTGAAGTGTCCGATAAAAATCACGTTCTTCAAGTGCGCCTTGGCGAATGGATGAATAACTTGTTCCTTCAAGATCGTTCGCCAAAGATGTGTAAGAAACCCCCAATCCACCAGCTATCCCGCGAAGGATGGATTTTTCGAAGTCGGCAAATGCGCTTGTAGGGTGGGAGGGATCAAACGCCTTGAAGTCGACACCGGCGGGAAGCTGGTGGAAGGTTCCCGCTTCCGCGTCATAGATCGGAACAGAATTGTCCGCATCATCAAACCCGTCGGCGGTGAACCCATCGCCAGCGGGTGAAGTGAAGAAACCCATCTTCGCCGCGCCGGTTCTTGCTGCAATCAATTCGGCTTCACGATAACCGTGAAGCATTTTCAAAGACGTGATGGCCGCCGACGACCATGGCATCCCGCGCGTTTGACCAGCGCGTTCGGGACGATAGATGTGCATCATCTGGTCGGCTGGAATTCGACGATATTTTTCCGCCTTCGAAAATGTTGTATAGTCATAATCGCCGGTGTGATATGTCAGCATGTGATAAGCGACCGGACGACGTGTCACCGCGTCCAATTCGACGCCCATTCTGACATCATTCCCGTTCGGCAACTTTTCGTTCTTTTCTTCATCGATGCGGTCAGGTTCGATAAACTGCAAAGCGATCCCATGACGCAAAAACTGACCCTTTACGATCAGCGCAAACACTTCACCATCACGCGCAACGCCAGTGATAACGTGATTTAAAGCATCAACCATCGACATTTTGCCGTCGACAGTCGGTCCACCCATGCGCGAAAATTCATTCCATGCGCCTTCGATGATGTTATTTCCGGCACGATCAAGCGATCCATCTGGGTTTCGGCCTTTTAATTGCAGTTTGAAACCGCCTTCACCGACCACATTCACCCGCAACAACTGCAAATATCGGCGGAAATATTCGTTATTCCGTTCCAAATCGCGTGATCGATTGCGAACTTGGCGCAATGCCCAGCGAACTTCACTGTCCGCGCTGCGGTTCGATCCCGCAAAGTCAGCGAACAACCGTCCGGTATTTGCTGCGGCATAGTTCCGACGACGTGGTTTTGCCTTTGTGCGTTTGAATATGTCTAAAATGCCCATTTAGCCAAACCTTACTTTAATCGTGTTCGAACTTGCTTTTCCGCGTTTGATCAATTCTTCGCGTCGATGCTTCATCACTTCCCGACGGTAATAGTCGCGGAACGTGGTCAATTCTTCGAATGTGTAAGTGTTCAAAGAACGCCCAGCGATAGAATATGAACTGACATCGCGGTCGGCCTTGCCCTCCAATATGCTTTCGATCTTCACCAGCATCTTTTCAGCGTGTGACCGCGGGTCGGATTGATTGACATCAAGATCGGGGATCGCTTCGAATTCACCGCGTTCGACAACCAGACGGTTCCCAGATGATGTTTGTGTGATTTCAAGTTGCCAGTGATAACGACCAACCGCAAAATCCGCTGATGTGTCGCTGTCGACAGTGAATAAGTAATATCCATTGCTTTCAGTCGCCGCCAGCTTGATTTCATTCGAACCGCCGCCCGTTATTCGCGCAACATATTCAGCGGAATGTGTCGCGGTCGGATAATCTTGCGCAATGTTTTCCTTTTTCCACTGGATAAAATCGCCAACAACGATTTCCGTCGGTTCGCCTTCGGGTGCATTTGTCGCGTCAAATAAGTTTGCCATATTTTACCTATACCCGTGAACGAACGAATTCCGACGCGGGATTGATGGACGCCGGACATGCTTTGTTTGTTGCGATGATACACTATTTTGTGCCTTTTTTGCAATCGCTTCGATATTTATGTTCAAAAGTGCCAACGCCGCCGTCGCATATACGCGGCAATCCAACGCTTCGTTCCGCGTTCTGACCTTCACCCATTCCCTACGCGGACGGCCTTTGAAGTATCGAACGACCTTTTTTTCGGCCGTCAACATGCGAAAATATTCTTCTGGTCGATCATATGGGAAATGACAATATCCATCCATTTCATCGGTCACTTTTAGACGTGCATAAACCAATTCTTTCGCCGTATCGGTGCCGACAGGGAACAAATTGATCTTTCCAATGTTGTTTTTCGACGGACGGCCGATGATCGGCTTTCCTTCACCGCCGATCCCTTTGATGGCAAAAACGCGCTTTCCGGCCCGATTTCGAACGTAATTGTACACGGCTTGCGTAAAATGGCCGCCGCTATCGATGCAAGTCGCCCGAATTGCCATTTCACCGCGCGTCGGGTGCGTAAATGTCTGATTGATCACTTCGTCCAAATCCATCCATAATTGCGCCGTTGACGGATCGCCATATATTTCCCGATAATCTAACGAATAAGACGCTTCCGTTCGCGTCCAGCCAACAATTTCCAGCGCAAACCGGTCATCCTGAACGTCGACGCCGCATGTCAGCAATAGAACGTCTTCAGGAAGTTCGTCACCCCAATCTTCACGTCGTTCGATCAATTCAAAATCGTCGACACCTTCCCCCTGTTCTTCGAAGGTTTCGCCCAAAGTCGTGTTTATCCATGTTCGAAGCCGCATCGGATCATTCTTGGACTGCAAAAAATCGCGCACAATGTCCGAAAGCGGTGTCCATGGCGAATATAGGCCAGACAAGTGAAATCCGGCCGTCTTTCCATCACCTTCCGACGTGCTGCGCCATTCCCCAGCGCGGATTGATCGCCATCGATCAGCGTCCGACCACAAAGAACCACAATGTTCGCAAGAATATTCGGCCGTATTTGGGTCACGGTCAGTGAAAATGACTTGCGACCACTTCAAATCCTGATCTTCGCCGCAATCTTTGCATTTCACGAAATATTTGCGCTGATCGCTTTCCTGATAAGCCGCTTCGATCCGGCTTGCGTTCTTTTCCGTCGGTGTCGAAACTAAAATGATCTTTCGGTTCCAGAACGTCGCCGAACGCTTTTTCGCTAGACTAACGGGATCGCCTTCGGTTCCCGCTGATATTGGATAACGATCAACTTCGTCACAAAGAATGATGCGACAAGGCCGTGACGCCAAAGATGAAGGTGAATTTGCACCGCAAGCCGTGACATGTCCGCCAGCGAACACCTTGTGAAGCGTTGTGTTTCCGCTATCGCGTGACCTTGGGTCTTTTATCTTTTCCGACAATGCCGGCGTGTCCCTGATGGCTGGAGCCAATCTGTCTTTCGACCACGTTTGCGCCATTTCAAGGGTCGGCTGCACCACAAGCATCGGTGCCGGATTTTGATGGATGTGATAGCCAACAACGTTGTTGATCAGTTCAGTCTTGCCAATTTGCGCGGCAGTCATCAACACAACCGTTTCGATGTCTGGATCACTGACCGCATCCATCATTCCGCGCTGATATTCCGCCCGTGCTGTTGACCAACGGCCAGCTTCCGCCGAACTTTCCGAAGACAACTGACGAAAAGTGTCCGCCCATTGGGAAACGGTCAACTTCGGCGGCGGTGCCATCGCTGATGACATCACGTTCCGAAGCCGTCGTCGCAACTTATCAATCTGTTGTTCGTTTACCGTATCCGACCAATTCATTCAGCGCGTCCGTTAGGTTAATTTCAATCAGTTCCTTCGCTTCTTTCACATTTGAACATGCGTGAACTTCGGCGGCAATCTTCGATGGGATTGCTAACAACTTCGTCTTCGCCTTCAATAGTTGTTCTTCGAATTCCTTCGCCACCGCTTCAATATAAACCAGTTCACCACGTTCAACCGCGTTTTCCATTTCTTTCGCGTCAGCTTGTTCTTTCGCCAATCTTGCACGTTCTGCCCCCAAATCAAGATCACCCTGCGCGGCACGACCGGACGCCACCGCCCGAATGTGTTTGATGTACTGTGCGCGGACTTCATCGATGTCATATCCGCCGCGGGGTTGCTTATCGATCACGCCTTCATCAATCAGCTTCGACAATGCGGCCGGTGACATTTGCAAATGTTGCGCGACTTCGGTCATTTTGGACATATTATTTTTTTACCCCCTTATATTGCTTCTGTCGCTAGAAAAAAATCGTGGTTCGAATTACC